CGGAATGTACCAGGTTTAATAGGAGTATGCAATACTTTTTGAGATACTGCATTAGAAGTGATTGTCAATGATTCACCACTTACGTGTTCACCACTATAATCACCACCAACGAAACCACGTTGAGAAGAAATCATATCAGTACCAGCTTTAATAGCACCTTTATTATTACCATAAGTGAATTTCAAGAAGAATACTTGTCCATTCCTACGGTCAAGAGGTTGAACTGACACGATATCATTCGCACTTTAATATTACGTACTAATCGTTTCCATTAGTACTCTCATGCTTTCACATGAGAATAGACTATATCACACCCTATATTATAGGGGTACACTATTTCCATTTAAGGGATTCTCACCCACTCACTAGAGCCGTACTCCTTTTGACGAATCTCACGTCTATACACACATATTTATTTTAATGCCCTATGTGCTTCAGGATAGTCGTTGAATTACAATCTATTTATTAATGATTTTATGTAATCGATATTATTATATTCACCATCACCAACATAAAAGATTTGATATCCTTTATCTCTTACTGAATTAAGTTTTATAATATTAACCTCATCTGACTGAAAACATTTAGGTTTTACTTCTATAAAGGTATTGTAATCTATTAAGTAAAAATCAGGTACATATACTCTAACAATACCATCAAAGAAATATTTGAATTTTATATCCTCATACAAAAAATTAATATTTAAAGTATTAAGGACTTTAGCGAATTCCATTTCCCATGTACTCTTAAAAGTATAATCAATACCACCAACATTACAACTAATGCTCTTGCCAAGTTTACCATCTATAACCATGTTAGCGGCATTTAATGTCATCTTTAAACGATACTCAGGATTTTCCCACATCTTAACTAATCTATCATGATGTAACTTTCTAACCCTATCAGTATTCAAAGAATCCCTAATTAACTCAGACTGCTTAGACCTAAAATTAGAATCAGACCACATCTTTTTAGAACTAACTGAAACAGCTTTGTTATGTCTTATAACAAAATCCTCATCTAACCAAGCCTTAGCACCATTCCTACTTTGAGTTGCTTTACCCTCTTCAGAAGTATACCACTTTTTTCTTTTTTCTCTACATGAAGTTGTATTAACAGACTCTTTAGTTTTACTCTTTATCCTATCTCTAACAACCTTACATGTTGTTTCACAATTAGGATAATTAGTTTTAAAGTCTTCAAAAGACATACCATGTTTACCTTTAATATGTCTAACCAACCTCTGCCCCCTATGACCACATATAGGGCACTCTACAAAGTCAATATCTTTAATCATAATAAATATATTATAACTGCTAATTACCAATTATTGCAACACTTAGGACTATATTTTACTATAGCTTTTATTTCACCTTATGTCATCTAACTAATTTTTTCTGCTTTCGCCACATTCACACCTACCCTTTCGAGTTATGTTGTAGTTTAGTTAGCTTTACGGACTCCTAGCAATTAAGTGTATTTTCTTACTCTCATTACTGAAAATAAGGACTACGAACAAATATTTTTATTCACCAATCAAATTAGGCATTACTGCTGTGATAATATCAAACACGTTGGAAGTGAATGTATTAACCATAGAAATGTCAGTACCTTCGTGAATAGCTGTACCATTCATCATACGACCTTTGGTCATTTCTAATTCAGATTTTGTGTTTTCAAGCAACAAAGAAAGTTGAGTTGCTTCTACATCGGAGTAACCCTCTACATGTTCTTTAACTACATCTGTATATGCACTCCAAGATTCCAACAATGGACGATATTGTTCGTAAATATTTGTTTTCATATGTTAAATTATTTTCCCTTAAAATAAAATTTATACTAACTTATATAATAATGAATACTAACCCCTACGATTAGAGAATAACTCACCAACTCTAGGTTTAGTATTTACGATATTCTCTTTTCTAACACGGGAAGATTCATTAACAATTTGAGTATCTACAATAGAATTTTTAAATGTATTCATACTATTGTTATTACTCATAGATTCACATATAGAATACACATCAGATTTATTAAAACCTACAGGCAACTTTGATTGAACTGATTCTACTGTTAACCCATAATTACCAGCAATAACTGAAATTAAATCATGTTTGATTGATTTATTTACAGCTTTGATGGAATTATAAGATTCATCAAGTGAATCAACCTCACCACAAAGTTTTCTAATTTTTGCCTCTAAATCTTTAATCTTCTGTTCGTATTCTTCAATTTGGTTATCTCTCCTATCAATAGCAGATTGATAACCACCCTCAACACCATCTAACTCTTCAGTCAATGACTGTACATCTGTTTTTAAAGCTGTGATTGTATCTTGCTGTGCTTGAATTAATGCATCTTTCTTATTAATATCAGTAACAGCTAATGCAATCTCATCATAAGCTTCAGATAATTCATTTTCTAATTTGTCTTTATCTTGTGAAAGATTTTTATTATCCTCACCTAAAGACTTATTAGTTTTTAAACTCTCATCTAGCTTACGTTCTAACTCTCTATTAGATGTAGTCAAACCCTCTTGAATTAGAGAAGTATTTTGATACTTTAATGCCTTGCAGGCTTCCTCAATAGAATTTAACTCATCTAAATCAGACTGTAACTCATCAATCTCATTTTGCAACTCAATAATCTGTGCATCTTTCCTTGCAATAGTGTCTTTTAGGCTTTCAACTTCAGATTGTATCTCGACCTCTTTATTCTTAGAGTCTTGAAGTACATTTGAAATTTTATTTAGAGCATTGTCTAAACTTTGTTTCAAACCCTCATTCTCTTTTTCAAGAGATTGTTTTTGAGCCTTAATAGATTGAAGTGTTCGCTGTAAAGTATCAATTTGTGATTCACTATCATCAATAACCTCAATAGTGTCTCCGTCATCTACAACAGCTTCATCACGTTTAGCAACGATTATATCCTCAACACTTTCAAGCAATAACCTCTCAGGTGTTAAGTCATAACCATCAATGCTATATATAAAGGACTTAATATTTTTAAAGTCCTTTTCATCACACTCTTTAATAATTTTAAAAAGAGCGTTATGAACATTTGTCTCTAGTGCCTGTTTTTCAACTACACCCTCAGTTACAACATCATTAGGACGTGCAGACTGAACAGACGGAAATGGAACAGCATCAAAAGTAATAAAATTATATTGATTTTCATCTACCTCAATATAATCCTTACGTTGATGTAATGCACCACCAGCCCTAGAGGAGTAGCCGATAACACCACCAGCCTCATATAATGTATTAATGATTCTACCAAAAGGAGTATCAAGAATATGTATCTCACCAAAAATTTGATTAGATTGTGGCACTTTCCACATCTTAGCAATTCTGTGAGAAACCCTCTCAAAATCTACTTCCATCCTATCAGCGGGGTGATTAGCCTCACCATATAGAGTATTATACATTAACTGTTCTGTTACGTATGGACTAGCAAGAACATTATCCCATAACTTCTCAGAATACTTTCTACCATTCCTATTTAGAGAATCCCACTCAGCAAGCGGCCCTCTAATTACCCTTAGAACAGAATTAGAGGTAGAATCCGTAGGTACATTACTCTCATACACACTCCTATCAAATACAGAAATATCTGATAAGTATGTCTTTTCACTATTATTCATGCTTGTACCTTAATACCCCCAAAGTAACAATAAAACATTATCAACTAGCAACTTACTAGTTAACAATATGTATAAAATTGAAATACAAAATCTACTTTTAAGGTCTATAATGTACACCAATTTATATTACTTGAAAACATTATTACCATAAATATCTGCATGATAGACCATTAAAAGAAAAGGGAATATACAAAATGTGCATATTCCCTCATATTGTACATATTGATATATAATATGTACTAAAAATATTTATATGTTTAAGTGAAATTAATCACCATTACCCTTAAATACCACATACCTATCTTGTTTCTTAGCGAAAGAGTCAATAGCACTCATATATGAAATATCTCTCTTACTAGTCAATACCCAAATAATCCTATCTCTATACTTCTTTAACCATTTTTGATATGTAGGGTCTGATACAGTCCTACTAGCAGTAACAACACAGTCAGATAAGATAATAATAGAGTCTGGGTTTTTAACCTTCTTCATCATTGCATGGACACCAGGTACAATGTCTGTACCACCTTCAGCCTTAAACTTCATTAATTCAGCTTTAAGTTTAGTACCTTTACACTTAACCATACGCTTAACACACTCAGCGGCACTCCAAGCCTCAAAAGGTATGATGTAGAATAATACATTCCTCATCTGTTTATCAGCCTTAATCATTGCATCCATTTGCATGATAACCTTTTTGAACGCACCACTACCCATAGAACCTGAGCAGTCAATCAAAACAGCAACTTTAACCATCTGTGTTTCAATATCTTCCCTACCAGGAGGTGCGTCTTCGATACGTTTATTAATCATGTTAGGATTCATAGTAATACGTTGACCTAATGCTTTTCTGAAAAGTTTTTCTAATTTAGCTTTCCAATCAGCAACCATACTATTACCTTTAAATAGTGTAGTCATTGTACCAGCACCAAAGTCTTTATAGTTGTCTAAAGATTGTTGGTTAGTGTTAGCTAATGTCTCATCTTTATCTAACTCCTCTTGCATACGTTTAGCGGCTTCCCTAACAATCTTATCAACAACACCCTTACCATCAGTATCATCTAAATCATTGCCTTTAGTGTCATGTGCTTTCTTGAAATCATCATTAGGTTTATTGCCTTTTTCAGCTTTATCACCTCTACTACCACTACCA